CTCTCGAACGCGGGAACTTTTGAACAAATCAGCCAATTTTACTACCAGATCATTGTTTTTTACCTATTTTGGAACAATGTACAATATATAAACTAATTGATTAAAAAATAGATAAATAGAGTAAGTAATGTACACGTAATAAGTAGTGGTAAGTAGAACCTAGTAGAACCTAGTAGCGAAAGTGATTTGTTCCAAAAAGAGTACGAAAAGAGGAACAAATCATGAACAAAATGAACAAATCAATCCTAGTAGAACCTAGTAAGTTAATGTAGCGCGGTCGCTTAAAACTGATGCCGAAAGTTACTGATCAGTAACTATTTATTATTTATTTGTCCCCAACGTGCCCCATCGCTGCTTATTTGTGTTATAGGCGCTACGCAGGTGGGGAACTGGTTTCAATGAGGTAGGTAAATTCTCGGTAGGGCGCTATGCAGGAAGGGAACTGGTCTCAAATTTGGGCCAAAAAAAAGGCGACCCCGAAGGGCCGCCCATTGTGTTACTTCAACAATTCCTCAATTTGTTTCAGTAGCTTGTTTATCGCAACTTCTTTACCAGCTAGTGGCGATGCATCCGGATCAAATGCGCCGATCTTTTCTTGCCATTTGGTGCACCATTTAGACAAGTCCGCTTTAGGGTTGGTAACTTTATCGACTTTAGACTTGTCAATCTGCCGGCTTTTCAGTCCCGCGGAGATGTTACCCATAAACCGCCCGTAGCCTTGCTGCAACTTCTTACGTGTAGCCTTTTGAGCATCGCTTAACCCGTTAGCCTCGGCGCGCGTGTAGGTCATGAGCTTTTGCTCAGTAGCCGTACATACCTGAGTGAGGTAAATAACCTTCATATCGGCGTGCAACGCGTCGGGGCCGGTACAGTCCTTTGTGCTTTGCCCTAAAAAGTCGGTATACAACCAACCGCTTGCGTGCAACGCGTCCATGACAGCCGTTTTAGTTTTAGCTGCGCGGTTGTCCGCTTTTGCGAAGTCCGCAACACGTTGAGCGTCATTGTCAGATAGAACCGAGATAAGGTTGGTCAATTTTGATTTAGTCATAATAGTGCGCCTCCGTTAGCGCGGGTAAAGTAAGTCAGTCTCACAGTGTGCGAAACACATCGCCGCCCGACTTGCTAACCAATATACAGTAGAATCTAATAAAGTCTAGTAGCTTTGTGTCTAACCTAATAACAAAAACGAAGTTACTGATCAGTAACTATGGGATCATGCGCTACGCAACTCAGGAACTGGTTTCAATAGAGTAGGTTGATTCGGACAAGGGGGCTACGCGGGGGCGGAACTGGTCTCAAAGAGGACGCTGTGGTAGCCGTCCTCCCGAGGGGTGGTTACTTATCTTCGTCTACGTGGCAGTCCCAATCCTTGTAGTTCGGCCAGTTGCCGGCGCGTACCATCTCGCAGTAGTGGTTACCTGCCTCGACCTCCGCTAGGTAGTCATCGTGCTGTATGTACATGAATAAGCACGCCATGATTACGGCTCCCATGATGGTGAAGTAAGTTCTCAGTAAGGTTACTTGCATTGTTCATTCTCCTCTTGTGCTATGAATGTTTGTACTTTTACCCGCGCCATAAGCTCACGCTTACCGATGAACAGTAGCTGGAACCTGTGGTTGCCTATTGGTTGAATGATCCAATCAGTAGGATCGTCCTTCGCTTCTCTTGCAGACTTAGCTTCGTATGCGGTCATGTTGTTCTCCTAAGTAGTCATCGCCTCATTGCGTTGACTTGGTAACCACTATACATGAGATCCTAGTAAAGTCTAGTAACTATCTGTCGAACCTAGTAGATATATAATCTCGTATGGGGGGCGGGGGGCCAAAACGCTGATAGCCAGAGGGTACTAGGGGGGTATGCCCCACTTCACAGCAAAATTGTAATGTATGTATATAAGTCTATTTTCCACGAACTAATTGAGTTTTTTCCGTTTTTGGAAGTACCCCCAACGTGTTTATATAAGGGATACCCAAAAATTTTTTTCGCACAAAAAGGAACCTAACAAAAGTTTGTCCCTAGAGACTCCTTGGTGTATATTGCGTTCGTTATCCCTAACCCGAGTGTTTTTATGGTTTTGTTAGTAGAACCTGAAATTGGAGTCCCGTACTCCAAAGATACACCCTATGTAGACCTAAAAGCGCGAGCAGAAGCTGCGTGCAACACGGCCTTACTGCTAGAAGAACATGGCATGGAGATAACGCCAACTAAAGAAGACACCGACACCGCCGCAGCCTTGGCTGTGTCGTATGCAGAAGACCCCGAAAAGACCTCCAAAAAAGTCAGTGTGGCAAAAGTGGCTAGTATGACCCCCGCCTCACTGGTGATGACCAACAATATCCTCCAAGAATTCGGCCATTCCGTAGCAGACAATGCTAAACAGATACGCCACCTAGTAACAAACAAACTGCTACTTGAGTCAGAGAACCCCGATGCCCGTGTAAGAATGCGTGCGTTAGAACTGCTCGGCAAGATTTCAGACGTAGGATTGTTCGCAGAGAAGTCTGAGATAACGATAACCCACCAATCAAGTGCCGACCTACGTGCCAAACTCCGTAAAAAACTTGAGAAGATCGTGTCCCCGTCTGAGGACATCGAAGATGCAGTCATTGTAAATGACGTGTTTGATATTAGCGAAGCCTTCGGCGAGGAGAACGAGGTTGAGTACGACGACTGACTTCTCCGATGACGAAATCCAGATAATGCTGGACAACCTCGACAACTATAGTGACACCGAGGTTGAGGAAATACACCGCATTGTTGACGAGCTGGACAGTCGTAAACTCCACCAAGGGGCGTACGACGACCTTATAGAGTTTGCCAAACTTATGATGCCGGAGTTTCTTGTGGGTAAACACCACCGGATTTTGGCCGATATGTTGATGGACATTGAGAGAGGGGACAAAGATAGGGTATGCGTAAACATCCCTCCTCGACACGGTAAATCTCAACTAGTATCAGTATTTTACCCAGCATGGTTTTTGGGGAGAAACCCCGACAAGAAAGTTATGATGGTATCCCACACCACCGATTTGGCGGTAGATTTTGGTCGTAAAGTGCGGAATATATTAGCCACCGACACGTACAAGGCGATATTCCCTCTAGTAGCACTAGCCAAAGACTCCAAGTCAGCCGGACGCTGGAACACGAGCGTCGGAGGTGAATACTACGCCTGTGGTGTGGGATCTGCGCTGGCCGGTCGTGGTGCTGACTTACTGCTTATTGATGACCCGCACTCTGAGCAGGATGTGATTAACGGCAACTTCGAGGTGTTTGCGAAAGCCTACGAGTGGTATACGTTCGGTGCTCGTACGCGCTTGATGCCCGGGGGCCGTGTGGCAATCGTACAAACACGTTGGCACATGGATGACCTGACAGGGCGCGTTATTAAGGATATGTCCAAGAACATACGTTCTGACCAGTTTGAGGTGGTAGAATTCCCTGCTATATTAGACATTGATAAGGATGATAAGGTTGTACAGAAACCGCTGTGGCCGGAGTTCTTTGATCTTGAGGCGCTCCTTCGCACAAAGGCGTCCATGCCGGCGTTTCAGTGGAACGCGCAGTACCAACAACAACCGACCGCAGAAGAAGCGTCTATCGTCAAACGTGATTGGTGGCGACTATGGGGAGAGGACACCCCTCCTTCTTGCGAGTACTTGATAATGTCCCTTGATGCGGCGGCAGAGACACACAACCGTGCGGATTACACAGCACTGACTACGTGGGGGGTGTTCTTCAATGAAGAGGAGGACGCGTACCAGATAATCCTGATAAACAGCATAAAAAAACGCTACGAGTTTCCAGAACTTAAAACGATGGCGATGGAGCAGTACAAAGAGTGGGAGCCGGATGCGTTTATCGTGGAGAAGAAAAGCGCAGGTATCGCACTCTATCAAGAGATGCGTCGTATGGGGCTGCCCGTATCAGAGTATACTCCCCATCGTGGCACAGGAGACAAATTAGCTAGGTTAAATTCTGTCGCAGATATTGTATCATCTGGGCTGTGTTGGGTGCCCGCTACACGTTGGGCGGAAGAAGTTGTAGAGGAGATCGCAGGATTCCCGTTCATGTCGAACGACGATCTCGTTGATAGTACTGTTATGGCGCTCATGCGGTTTAGGCAAGGTGGGTTCATTCGACTACCCACAGACGAGCCAGAAGACCAACAGTACTTTAAAGGCAATCGGGGCCAGAGGTTCTACTAAAAGGTAAGCATAATGAGTATAGAAAAAAGTTTATATCAAGCGCCGGAAGGCATAGACGCAGTTGACCTCGACGATATAGACGCCGCGGACATAGAGATTGAGATTGTAGACCCAGAATCAGTGACTTTAGATGACGGCAGTATGGAGATCACGCTGATACCCGACGCCGAATCCTCTGAGGGGTTAGAGTTTGGAGATAATCTAGTCGAACAGTTGAGCGAGAAACAACAGTCGCTACTAGCTAACGACCTGCTAGGCGATGTACAGGCGGACATTGACGGGCGCAAAGACTGGGCGGATACCTACGTCAAAGGGCTAGAAGTGCTGGGGTTCAGTCATGAAGATCGCACCGAGCCGTGGGATGGAGCCTGTGGGGTCTACTCTAACGTGTTGGCAGAAGCCGCCATACGGTTCCAAGCTGAGACCATGAGCGAGACGTTTCCCGCCGCAGGGCCGGTACGGGTGAAGATCCTTGGAGAAGAGGACAAAGACAAGATCGAAGCGGGCGAACGCGTTAAAGCGGATATGAATTATGAACTCACCGAGAACATGGTTGAGTATCGTCCAGAACATGAACGTATGTTGTACAGCCTTGGACTCGCGGGTTCTGCGTTTAAGAAGGTGTACTACGACCCCACTCTGGGCAGACAGGTCGCCTTATATATCCCCGCCGAGGAAGTTATCGTGCCGTATGGTGCGTCTACTATGGAGACCGCCGAGCGCGTGACCCACATCATGCGTAAGACCAAGAACGAACTCAAGAAGTTGCAGGCAGTGGGGTTCTACGCAGACATCGAGCTTGCCGACCCACAACCGTACCACACAGACATCGAAGAGAAGAAAGCGGAAGACGATGGTGTCAGCATAACTGACGATGATCGGTACACGCTGTACGAAATTCACGCGGATCTTGTCATCGAAGGGCTTGATGACTCAGAGGAAGACGAGATAGCCAAACCTTATGTAGTGACTATGGATGTGGGCACTAATGAGATACTCGCCATCCGTCGTAACTGGAACGAAGACGATTTATTAGAGAAGAAAAACAACTATTTTGTACATTATGTGTACGTTCCGGGGTTTGGATTCTACGGATTGGGCCTTATCCACATCATTGGTGGGTACGCTAAGGCTGGCACATCGCTTATTCGTCAATTAGTTGATGCCGGCACCTTATCTAACCTGCCGGGGGGATTAAAGTCTCGTGGGTTACGCATAAAAGGGGACGATTCGCCGATTGAGCCGGGGGAATGGAAGGATGTAGACGTGCCGTCCGGAGCGATCCGCGACAATATCATGCCGTTACCCTACAAAGAGCCTAGTCAGGTGTTATTGGCGTTATTGGACAAGATTACTAACGAAGGGCGTCGTTTAGGCGCTATTTCGGACATGAATATCTCAGATATGTCCGCAAATGCCCCCGTTGGCACGACTCTTGCGCTGTTAGAACGTACTCTCAAGCCGATGGCCGCTGTCCAAGCCCGCGTGCATTACGCTATGAAGCTGGAGTTCAAGCTCCTCAAGCGCATAATGGCCGAATACGCCCCTGAAGAGTACGACTATATACCCGTACGAGGGGAAGTGTCCGCACGTCGCTCTGATTACGACATGGTAGAAGTCATTCCAGTGAGCGACCCCAACGCGTCAACGATGGCACAGCGGGTTGTCCAGTACCAAGCAGTCCTCCAGATGTCCGCGCAAGCCCCGCAGATATACGATTTGCCTCAGCTACACAGGCAGATGATAGAAACTATCGGGATCAAGAACGCTGATAAGATCGTACCGACTAAAGATGACGCTAAACCGACCGACCCTATCTCGGAGAACATGGACTCGCTGACGGGCAAACCTCTGAAGGCGTTTATGGCGCAGGATCACGAGGCACATATCACCGCCCACACCACGTTCATGCAAGACCCACAGGTTATGGAGCTTATCGGGCAAAATCCTCAAGCGAAGAAGATCATGGCGTCACTTCAGGCCCATATCGCCGAGCATTTAGGGTTCCGCTACCGCAAGCAGATGGAAGAAAAACTGGGCGCAACACTACCGCCACCGAACGAAGAACTACCCCCAGAAGTCGAGGTGGAGTTGTCTCGCTTGGTAGCTACAGCGGGCACTCAGTTGACCCAACAACACAAGCAAGAAGCCGCGCAGAAGCAAGCGCAGCAGCAAGCGCAAGACCCTGTGTTCCAGCTACAACAGCAAGAGATGCAGATCAAACAGCAGGAAGTACAGCGCAAGGCTCAGAAAGATCAGGTAGACGCGCAGCTTAAACAGGCTGAGTTACAACGTAAGGCTAAGAAAGACGTTGCTGACGCGCAGCTTGATGCTGCCGGCTTAGAGCTACAAGAAGCTGAGATCCTTATAGACGCTGAGAATAAGGGGGTTGCCTCCGACCTTGGTGCTGCCAAGCTAGAGCTACAGGAAGCGGGTATACAGATAGACGCCGCAAAAGATTACTTAAATAGAACAACTGGGGACGACAATGCCTAAAACCGTCTTTGACGTGCTAAATGACAAAATCGACGAAGAAATATCGTCTGCAAACGTATTTCTGGAAGCTGGTAGTCCCAAAGACTACGCGGCATACCGGGAAACGGTGGGACTCATCCGAGGTCTGAATTCCGCTAAGTATTACGTATCCGACCTTGCAAAAACCTATGGTGAAAATGATGACTGAAGAAGCTCAGGTAACAACTGAAGCAGATTGGGAAGCTCAACTTCCTAAACCCGTGGGGTACCGTGTGTTGGTAGCCCTGCCCGAAGTAGAAGAAACGTACGATAGTGGCATAGTAAAGCCGGAATCCGTCAAACATAGAGAGTACATCATGTCCATTATGGGGATTGTGCTTGATATGGGAGAGAGCGCTTACAAGGACAAAGAGCGGTACCCCGAAGGCCCGTGGTGTAAAGCGGGGGACTACGTGTTGTTCCGTATGAATACGGGCACGCGATTCAAGGTCGGCGGTAAAGAGTTTCGTTTAATGAACGATGACTCTATCGAGGCGGTTATTCCAGATCCACGCGGCATTATGGCTGTGTAACGAGGTATATTATTATGGCACGAGTAGAATTTGAGTTCCCAGATCCCGATGAAAACGAAGAGATCGAAATAGAACCTTCTAGCGAGATAGAACTAAACCAAGGGCGACAAGAAGTTACGCCCGAGCTTGGTGATCCAGTAGAAGACGAGATCGAAATAGAGGTAGTGGACGATACGCCAGAGGCAGATCGCAACCGCAAGGCTTCAAAACCTCCGGAGGAAGTAACCGATGAGGAGTTAGAAGGTTACTCTGACAAAGTTCGTAATCGGATAAAGCATTTCACCAAAGGGTATAACGACGAGCGCAGGGCTAAAGAAGCAGCCTTACGAGAGCGCGACGAGTTAGAGCAGATGACGCAACGTTTATTGGATGAGAACAACGGACTCAAACATGACGTGACCCGTAACCAATCTCAACTAGTCAAGCAAGCCCAAACGACCACGGAGTTAGAATTAGCAGACGCTAAGGTAGAGTACAAACGTGCGTACGAGGCTGGCGATCCTGATGGACTGTTAGATGCCCAAGAAAAACTAACTAATGCGAAGTTAAAAGCAGATAAGTTAGCTGAATTTGAGGCAAATACTTTACAGCAACAGGAAATTGATGTACAACAAGATAACTACGCCCCACAACAGGTACGGGAGCCGGACGCACAAGCAACAGCTTGGCATAAGGAGAACGCTTGGTTTCAAGATCCAGACCATAGCGACATGACCGCATTTGCAACAGGGTTGCATACTAAACTAGTCAGGCAGGGCATCAACCCGACTAGCCCAAATTACTACCAGCGTATCAATACGCGTATGCGAGAGGTTTTTCCGGATTATTTCGGAGAACCGGAAAAGAAAAGGTCGAATTCTGTGGTTGCCCCCGCTACGCGGAGCACTTCGCCTAAGAAAGTTAGGCTATCGCAAACACAGGTAAACCTTGCCAAACGTCTTGGGATAACTCCCGAGCAGTACGCCAAACAGGTTGCAATAGAAATGAGGAAAGACAAAAATGGCCGATAATCGTGTAAAGAGAGAC